ATGCCGATGCCGGAGAACGCATGGACTTCTACGAGATCCAGCAGCTGGTGGATAGGCAGATCCTCGAGAATGGCGAGGCGATAATCGTTCCATTGAGGTTAGAAGAAAAAGACAGGCCGTATCCATTGGCCCTGCAACTGATAGAGTCGGACAGGCTCAATACCCCGCCGGATAAAAAAAGCGACAAGGCAGTTAGGTCTGGCGTTCGGATTGGGGAAAACGGCGAGCCGGTTTCGTATTTCATCCAAAAGACGCACCCAGGCGATATTAGCCATAGGACGAGAGAAGAAGCAATGCAATACATAGAGATTCAGGCCAAGGGCAAATATGGCAGAAAAAATATTTTTCATTTGTATTATGTTTCGCGATCCGGCCAGACAAGAGGGGTTCCCTTCTTCGCTCCGGTATTGACATATTTCAAGGATTTGGCCGAGTATGCCGAGGCAGCGCTCGTTGCCGCGCGCATTGCGGCATGCTTCTCGCTTTTTATAACTTCCGAGGCCTCGATGGATGTGGCAGTCAATTCCGCATACGAGAAAAACCAATCCGGGCAGATAATCGAATCTTTAGAGCCTGGGATGATCAAACACCTGATGCCGGGTGAGTCCATCACCTCATTCAATCCGCAGAGGCCGAGTGCAACGTTCGAGCCGTTCGTGGACAGGATATTGAGGGCGATATCTGCGGCCTTGGGCCTTCCATATGAACTGGTGGCAAAAGATTTTTCCAAGACGAATTATTCCAGCGCCCGGGCCGCGTTGCTCGAGGCCAGGAGATATTTCAAGGTCAGGCAGGAATGGCTGGCGCAAAAACTCTGCCAGCCTGTTTGGGAGATGCTTTTGGAAGAGGCGTATTTAAGGGGGGAGATAGACGCCGGGAACTTTTACGAAAAAGGCAGACCCATGCCTGCATGGGTTAGGGCAAGATGGATAGCTCCCGGATGGTCCTGGGTAGATCCGCTTAAAGAGGTCAAGGCATCTAGGGAGGCTATCGCAGGAAATATTTCCAGCTTAGCGGATGAGGTAGCCGGGCAAGGCAAGGACTGGGAGGAGATTTTGGAACAAAGGGCAAGGGAAGAGCAGAAAAGAAAAGAGCTTGACCTTCCGGAGATGGCCGCTGGCTCAAAAACTCCCAAAGATGAGGAAGATGAGGAAACGAAGCAGGAAGAAGAAATCCGGCAGATTCTAGAAACTGCCGAAGAGGTCAGCGAGAAAAATGAGAAGCTGAGCAATGAGCTTACGAAAATGGGAAACGACAACGGCATCTTGAAAAAAGAACTGTCCGACATAAAGACTAGGTTAGAGAAGGTTTTGATCAATGGATAAAAAAGAAGTCCTTTTGGAAAGAAACAAAATAAGCAGGCTATTAGGTACCCAATCTGAGGACGATAGTTTAGAGAGGAATATATTCCTGCTTGAGTCTTTGGGCAGACAGAAGGATATCGTCGACATCATCGGTAAGGTCTATGTGTTGATAAAAGAGAGGCACGACTCCCGGGCGTTAGAGGATATCAGGAACGAGATATGCGGTCTGATAGGGACCCTGGAGAAATACCAGGAAGCGCTGGGCAGGGAACTCAAGGTGTTTGTAAGCAATTTTCCGGACACCGTCAGGGAGGTAAGGATATCCAATCTAGAAGACTTCAAGCAAGACCACCCTAAATCGATAAGAATATCCAATCTGAATGAAATAAAACCCGAAAGGCATCCCGATGAGATAAGTATAAAGAGACCGACTTGGTATAAAGAATTCGATTTCGAAAAGTTATTCAAGTTTTCCAAAGATTCAAGCGTGGGATTTTTAAAGCAGGTCAAGGCGAGTATTTTCAACAGTTTCATCAAGAACACAAAGCCCAAAGAGGCGATACCTGTCAGGCTGGTGACGGAGGACGGGGAGAAATTCTACCGGGCCGGTAATGTCTACGTCGGAGGCGGAAGCGACGGCGCAATTTTAACGGAACTTAGGAAATTAATCGGCTTTGAAATCCCGGCTTACGATTATATCGCCTTGACTTATGTAGGTTCCGGCAATGGCCAGGGAGAAATCGAAACCGTGACATACAAAAAGGGCGGTGCTGGCGGCACCACGGTTGCGGCCTTGATATTGACTTATAATTCGGAAGACGAAATCGCCACCATAACCAGGACCTAATATGTCGATGAAATTCAATCCCATCACAGGCAAGTTGGACGTCGTAGATAAAGGCGGTAGGGAAGAAGGAACTTTCGGTTGCGCGAACCAGGTCGTCCCGGCAGGCACGACTTATACGCTTGTCATCCCGCTTAGCCGTCCGGATTACAAAATGGGGCATTTGCTTTTATATGTCCCGCAAGCGGCGGTTTCATCTTGGCGCAGGGCGCACTCTTACATTATGTTCACCACCGATATAAACAATGCCAAAGCCCAAAGCGCAGGTATGAGCACGAACATGATCAGCCTTTGCGTTTTTTACGACTGGTGGGTGAAGGGGTACGCTTACGAGGACGACGGTTTTCTCTCAGGGAACTTTTATAACAATGCAGGCTGGCAGCTAGTCAGGATCAAGAGCGTCCAGATCGTAGGCAATACGCTTGAACTGGTCCTTCAGAACTCACATGCCACGCAGGGCGCAACCGTAACCATAAAAGGCAATTATCATGTCTACAAATAAAATCCTCATGTTCATCAATGGCAGTCCGTTCGATAGCAATGGCGGCCTGGGCGTGCATACCCGTTATTTATGTGATGAGCTCAGGAAATTCGAAGACATTGAGTTGACGCTTATTTGCGCCGATTATTACACCCAGGAGGGCGGGCTTTATTTGATGGGAGACAAGAAAAAGCGCGTCCAGCCCGAGGATTGGAAACACGAGCCGAATCATTACCGGCTATTAGAGGTTTATAACACTAATCAGCTTTTAACCAAGGTCGGATTTTTGCAGAAGATGATTACGGACGATATTTTTCTCGAGAACGCGCTCGCCTTTCTCGGGCAGGAGAGGTTCGATCTGATCCATCTACACGATACAAATTTATGGGGAGTGGTCAAGCATTTGAAGGCCTTGTATAAATGTCCTGTCCTCTTGTCCTGCCATCTCAATTTGTTTTTGTCGCACGAGCGAATCCCGGAAGATCCATTTTATCTTTATGACATCCAGCAGGAAGGCTCGGCCTTATATGCCTGCAATAAGCTGTTGACGGTATCCGAATATTATAAACAGGCGATACAAGAGGAGTATTGGCTGGAGGAAAAAATAGAAGTGGTGCCGAACGGCGTGGATTATGAATTCTTGCAGGGTATTAAATACGACGAAGGACTCAAGAAGAAATACGATAAGCCTCTGGTGGTATTCGTGGGCCGCATGGTCCCGACTAAGGGGGTCTGGCAGATCCTGGAGGCAATCAAGCAAATACAAGACCATCATTTCGTTTTGATCTCTGCTCTTTCGCCGACACTGGAGCCATGCAACCCGCTTGCCGATGAAATAAAAAAGATGAAGGAACGATACGCGAATTTCGAATGGCTTAACTTTTGCCCTCAAGAGGATAAATGGAAGCTGATGAGGATTGCGGATATCGCGATTATGTCCTCTCTACACGAGCCGTTTGGAATCACTGCCCTGGAGTGGATGGGGTTGGGAGTGCCCTTGATAGTAAGCAACACCGGTGGCTTGAAAGAATTTTGTAATGACGATAATGCGAACCTGATCGAACCTACAGCCGAGAGTTTGATTAAGGCCATCAGAAATCATAAGGCCGATCCCGGAAAGGTGCGGCAGGCAAAAGAAACAGCCAAACGATATTCCTGGAAGGAAATCGCAAGGCGCACAAAAGATATTTATTTATCGATGATATGAAAGTAATACAGCTTAAAAATCCCGAGACTTTACCGCCCGGTATTTACAGGCAAGACCAGGCGACTCATTTGAAGATCTGTAAATATGAGGAAGAAATTTATCGGCCTGGCCAACATCGCGATAAGCCCGGGCATTTCATCGTTTATACGGCCAAGTGTTTTAAGCAAGGCGGGGTCTATATCGAGATCCCCAACTGGCCTGGCCAGGAGTTCAGGATTGAAGGCAGGGAATACGACGAGGTGAGGAACATCAAGACCACAGCAAAGTCATTGGCTGACGACGTAACGGAAATCATAGCAAAATTCCTCATCGACAAAGGACTCGTCGAGGGGAAATTAGTCGATTAAAAAAGGGGGATAAATATGCCATATCCGAATGAGCATTCGGCAAGATTAAAAAGTCCTGATGATTTCGACCCCAAGTCGTTCAGGCGCACGGCAGGTGGAACTATTTACGGGAAGATAAAGGTTCCGGCAACCATCGGGATTATCTGGGGCAAGCTCAAAGGCAAGACAAAGCCAAGCGATCCGGTAATGCCGCAGGCGTTGAGGTTTCCGACGAAGAACTGGACCGTGGAGGCGGCCAAGAAATGGCTCAGCGACAATAACGTAAAGCCGATAAGCTTTGAGCCCGCTTCCAAAGAAGATAAGCAGGCAATTAACCTAACCGAAAATATACCGAAAGCGGCCTTGAGGTTCAAAGAGGAAGAAGAACCTGTCGAGATCCTTGCCTTAAAAGAAGGCGAGAAGCCGGACAAGCGGAAATTCCGCATGGTCGCCCATAGCGGCAGGATCATGCTTAACCACTGGCTCTGGGGGAATCTGGCGATAGATTTATCCGGAGTCTCAATCGGCCGGAAGAAAAAGCCAGCGTTGAGAGAGCACAATTCCAATCGCATCGTTGGCTGGACCGAAGGCATTAACATAGATGAAAAAAGAGGTATCGTTGCTGAGGGCATCTTTTCGGAAAAGACAGAGGACGGCAGGCAGGCTCTGGAACTTGCCGACGAAGGCTTCCCTTGGCAAGCTTCTATTTACATCCCGCCTCTTGTAATCGAAAGGGTAAAGGATGGGGAGACGGCCGAAGTCAACGGCCAGAAGCTTAAGGGGCCCGGGACGATATTCAGGAAGTCCGTTTTGCGGGAGGTCTCTTTTTGTGCTTTGGGAGCTGATGAGAATACCTCGGCAAGCGCCCTCAAGGATAAGGGCGATAATATAGATCTGGATGTGGAGATAATCGAAAACAAAAACGAGGAGGTGGGGAACATGGAATTAACAGATTTGACATTGGAGATGCTGAAGACCGAAAGGTCGGATTTGGCCGAATCTCTTTTAAAAGAAGGCAGGGAATCCGGTGCCCAGGCTAGTCTGGACACAGGAGTGAAAAAGGAACGCGAGAGGGTCCTTGCCATATTGAAAGAGGCAAAGGGATTCGAAGGGATGGGAGATATTGCCAATGAGGCAATAGAAAAAGGCGACAGCGTAGAGGTTGCGGTCGGAAAATTCAAGGACAAGAGGCTTGCCGAGCTGGAGAAAAACGCGCCTTCCAACCTTGGGCCCGACGGCGAAGATGCTGGTAAAGGTGCAAAGAGCCA